AAGAGTTCTGAGAGTATTGGCGTTCCATGTGATGTTACCGTAGGCAATCGATACATCTTCACCGATAAGTCTTTTCTTTTTTGCCTTGCCGTCATCGGATGTGGCTGTGTACCATTCACCGGTATAGTTCACTGTTCCGCCGTTCTTGGTTCTGCCGATCATATTACTCTCGGTCTCGATTTCTGAATCTTCGGGGATCGTTTTTCCGTCCCACTCCACAACATAGAAATCAAGTGAACCGAGAGGAATTTTTTTCAGTTCCTTTGTCTGTGTGTGTCCCATAAATTAACCTCCTGCTATTTTCTGTATGGTTTCAAAAGTGTATGTTATCATAAACATATTTTCTTCCGGTATATCTATATCCGGAGTTTTGTCGAGCGGTATATCTGAAAAGAGATCTTCAATCTGTTTTTCGATACTCAGCTCCTTTTTCTCGCTGTACAGGTCAATCGCAATATCAACACGCCGGTAAAGATTCAGCTTATCGGCTCCTTCGATTCTTGCACCGTCCTCGTGCCAGACTACAAAAGGAAGCTTCTGCGGTGTATCGAATTTAAAATAAGCTACCGGAATACCAAGCGTTTTCAGTCTTTTTTTTATCTCTGTCAGTTCCATTATAAATTCTCCAGCATATGATTCAGCTTTTCTTCGGCATGTTTCAAAGCAACGCTGATATGTGGTATAGGTTTTGAATGCTGTGTACCATCATGATTTAACGTGCCGTTTTCAAGCAGATGAGTGAGAGGATAGTGTCTGTTACATACAACAACTTTGATTGCCCCTCTGTTTTTCTGAATTTCATACCTCCAGCCTTTTTTATATTTTCCTTTTTTAAGCCTTTTTCTTTTTCCTGTATATACAGGAGAAAGTTCTTTTACTTCTTCGACAGCTTCTTTGCCGATTTCTTCAAGTCCTTCATATAGTTCTTCTTTTATTTCGTCAGTATAAGTTTTAAATGCTTCTGCAAGCACGCTGCCGAGTTGATCCGGTGATATAATATCAGCCGTTCTGCTCACCCTCTTCCATTAATTTCCTCAGCTCTGATAACAAGCTCTCTGTGCTGCTGCATATAATCATCAATGTGCTTGATGTTATGTATTCTGCCGTTATATACGATTCTGATTTCCGATGTGCTGTAACTGCTTATTGTTTTGCTGTACCGGATTTTGAAAATCATATCATTCTGAGAGTTTGTCTGAGCTGCCTTGTAGTATTCTCTGCCGCCTGTACAATTGATCGACGCCCATGGTCTGAATATAGTTTTCCAGCTTCTGATCTGCTGTCCTATCTCATCTTCTTCCTCGCATAAAGCCTGAATTTCTATTTTCTTGTTGTATGCCATTTGACGTACCTCACAGGTAATTGACGGCGTACATGCCGAGAATGGTTGATACAGTCGGATTAAGCTTATCCTTATTAACGGTATACTCACGCTGTGTGTGCATTTCATCAATAAGAACCATGTAGGCTATCGTCAGATCTTCGTGTTCGTCTATCTTTTCAGAAGAAAGACCTGTGTAACCCATTATAAACGATTTTGCAGCCGGCATGCCGTAATTCTCTATAAGAGTATCACTGTCATTATCGGAAATGCCGCAGTAATCCTTTACATCATTCAGTGTTGTCTGGCTTATCTTCATCTTCTGCCACCTCTTTTTTATCCGGAAGCTTATCGTGTGGCTGTTCGCTTGCCTTCTCAACATGGCCGCTGCGGATGAGGCGTTTCGCCTCACCCTGTTTCACGTCACGGATCTCTCCGCACTTCATGTGTATCGAAGGACCTGCAAAGCTTCTTCGTGCCCTGACAAGCATTATGCAGACCTATGAACAAGAACAGCGAGCTTCTGTTCATCACTTACCTTTGAATCAATCTCCAGCCATGAAATTACACCGATAGCGTGCTGTGTCGCATACTTTTCTTTGAGTACCTGTATTGAGATATCTTCACGGATATTGACGGAAAGTCCACTGTAATCACCGTAAAGAATACTCTTTGCACCGGCACCGATCTTAGGCATATTGTCGGACAGATACACAGGCTTTCCGAGAATGGTATAAGGAAACTCCTTTGTTACATCGGGATTGAGAAGCGGTCTGCCGTCGCCGTCTTCAAGGAACTTGATGGTTGTAAATGTGTCCGGATGCATTGTCCAGCATGCGTTTTTCTGGAATACCTGCTTGACAGCAGACTGGAGCCTTACAAGGTCAGAAAAGCTGATTGTTTCTGAATCCTCTGCTTCAACTTTATTGCTTGTATTTACTGCGCCCTGACACTTTTCAGTTCCGGTGAGAAACTCCTTTTCCATGAACTCTGCAATTTTCTCAGCCATTTTCTTGATAACAAAATCAACGACATTGATGTGAGTGTTGTTTTCGATAGATTTACCGATAAGAGTAAGAGCTCCGACGAGGTATCCGCCGAGATCAACAGAAGTGAACTTTCCGCTGTCAGCTTCAAGTTCCTTGAATTCCTCGGAGTATGCAATAGTGATATCGTGATCGCTGTTTTCGCCTGATTTTGTCCATTTAGGAATTTTAAGCGTTCCCTTTTCGTGATAAACGTCTGCGCCCTGAAGAATGGGACAGATATCCTTGACAGCCTGAATAATTCTGCCTGCAATGCTTTCAGGAACGACGGCTCCGTTGCTTGACATTGTCATGTTCTCTCCGCCGGCACGAAGCTCAGCCGCTTTGTCAAAAATGTATGCGGCAAACGCTCTTTCTTCAAGCTCTGCGGTTTTATCTTCATCAGATGCCGGCTTCGGCTCTGTTTCGGGTACTACAACGTCTGTAATGCCCTTTGCACGTTCCTCAGCGGCAATTGTGGCGTCAATTGACTTGATTTCCGCTTCTGTTTCGTCGAATTTCTTGGCTTCCTCCTCGGTGAATGCTCTTTCCTCCTGTTTGATAGAAGCAAGCATTGATTCGAGTAAAGCTTTGAGTACTGCTCTTTTTTCGATTAACTTTTTCATAAACTTTCAATCCTTCTTTCATATTCGTTGTAATCGGGTTTATTTGCGGATGAGATATGCAGTTCCGGCTCGATATCAAGCGCACGCCGTTCTATATCAACGGCTTCGTCCGCACGGTATTCTACCGATGTTGCAGCGTAACAGGGAACCTTATCCTTTACCAGTGTTATATGGTCAAGGAGAAAGCTTTTGACATGGCGTATGGGAAGTTTATCAGCACGTTCTTCCATTTCGTCAATGACGTTATACATTCCGAAGCTCCAGCCCTTTATCTTGCCTTTTCGTGCCATATCAATGACCGTTTTATCAGTAACAAGTACCTCAGCTTTAAGTCCGATAGCATCTTCTGTTAGCTTCAGTGTGCCGTCTTTGGTAGAGGCATAAGCGTGACCTTCATCATGATCGACTGTTACGGTTATATTGCCGCTTTTTCTGATAGCCGCATCGAAGGCACGTTCTTCAATTGTTTCGATAACCTTACCTCTTGGAGTTATCACCGGTCTTGACAGTTTGCCGGTAACGTTGACGTAACCTCTTACATGAAGTCCGTCGGCTCTTTCTTCTATTATCAATATATCATCTCCTTACTGTGTCAGGGTATAAGAAAAGCACCTCCTGAGAGATGCTTTTTACATATTTCTGTGCATTTGACTGCACAAACGGGATATGAAACCTGCTCTGTTAGAGCAGTTTATTTGTTATCAGGTTCGCCCCATGCACTTACATGTTGTTTACATTTTTTGCATATTTCCTTATAATTATTTTTTTTCTTGAATTCATCAGGAATATATGACTCGTTGCCGACCATTTCATCTACTACCTCGGTTATTTCAAGGCAGTCACCTGATTCTATATCTCTATCAACAAGCGGACATTTTGCCATTTTATTCACCCCTTTTTATTCATATGCTTATTAATAGTATCAAGAATTCTGTTGATCCCCCGATTATATTCGGTTTGCGGAAACGCTGTTCTTATGCAGTTCTTGGTAATATTAACGTATGCAGCACCTTTATCACCGATATAGTTTTCAAATTCGTCACCATCAATAATTTTTTTATAAGAAATTTT